AGCATGCGATATACTACTTGGTAATGTTACCACTAATGGTATTATAGAATTAACATTAACATCCACTTATTCACATCAAAACGCAGTTGGTGAAGCGCGATTTAAATGGATTGTGGGATTCAACCCTAGCGGTAGCATATGGTATACGCCTCAATTAATAGAAAGAAGAATTACACACCAATCAACTCAAATATACGTAGCTGATCCCGCTTGGGATTCAACAAACTCTAGATACTACATAAGAGTATATCACAAAACATCTACTGGTAACCAATGGGAAGGTCATATAAAATATACTTCTGGAGGTGTTGCTCAAAATTTACAATCAAACATTACCACTACTGGCTTGCTTACAAGTACATCAACGACAGCCACACATCCTGTTGGTCATTACTTAAGTGATCAGACTGGCGATATGAACCTAATACTTGAAAGTAAAGCAGCGGGTGATCCTACTTTAACTCTTACTAGTCAAACTGCCAATAGAAGTGGTATGATAAACTTCCAAGATCAGGGTGTTCAAACGGGTCAAATAACATACAAGCACAACGGTGATACTATGGAGTTTTATACTGGTGGTACAGGCGCTAGTCATAAAGAATTAACATTAAATGAAAGTGTAGGTGCGACGTTTAGAACAGATGTAACAGTTAACGGGTTATTGAAAGGACCAAGTAGTATAGTAAGTATAGATAATAGAGTTAAAATAATAGGTAGTAGTCATCAACTTAATATTGGGCAATGGGATACCGTTAGCCATAGAATAGAAGGAGATGCTAACCGACCAATACACATTACATCTTACCAAGGCCATGTATACCTAGGTACTAGTGGTAGCACTAAACTTGATGTGCATAACAGTGGAATAACAGTCACAGGTACAATAGTAAAATCCGGTGGAACAGGTAGTCAATTTTTAATGGCAGATGGTACTATATCTACACATATATCACCTAACGGTCATTTAAATATGAATGACAACAATATTGATAATGTTGGTGATTTAGATTTCACTAGATCATTTCCATTTAACGTTGCGTCAAAAACATATAACAGCTCTAATACAACTGGTTATTCAACATCAGGAGGTAGTTTTGATGATTGGATTAAAGTAGCTGAATTTGGCGAAGGTGAAGGTACTACTTATTTTAATGTTAAATCCGCAGCACATGGTACTGCTTCATTCGTTATAAGTAGAGGTTATTGGGGTTCTAACGCGGCTAGTATAACTTGCACAAGTAGTGTATATAATGCAAACGGATCATATGCAAACGTAAGAGGTATAAGAGTTATAAGAGAAGATAATGGATCTGGTGGAGCGAGTACCACGTATAGTATTCAATTAAGAATATGTAGAACATCTGCCCATTCAGGTTATGAAATATATTGTAAAGCTTGGGGTGGTGGTTATAATACCGTTAACGGTTGTTTAGACTTTTTAACCTCAGCAACAACAGCTGTAAACGATGGTACAGGTCATACTGTTTTAGCTGTAATCCCTGATCTTGCTAGTACATCTTTAGATCAATTATCCACTGATTATATTTCACTTTGGGCTGCTAAACCTATAATTAGCGAATCAAATATAATATCAAAAGCTTCAATATCTGTTGAAAAAGATGGTGGTGAATTAGTTTTAACAACAACAGGTAGTGGTCATGGTTCTATAAACACAACAGATAGTAAAGATTTAAATATAGCTGCAGCTAGTGGTACAGTTTATGTTAATAATAATTTTCTTCCAGGCGCATCCGGTGTTAGTTTAGGATCAAGTTCTGATAGATTTGCTGTTGTTAGAACAAATTACTTAGACTCAGCTCAATCATCAACAACAGATCCAGTATTAAGATTAACAGATTCTGGTGTTGCTGATTATGATGTTGTGTTCCCAGACACAAGTACGTATAGACTACAAACAAGCACTAGCAGCACAAAAAATTTCCATATATACAATGCTGGTAGTGGTGGTTTTACAATGGAAGTTGATGGTGCAATTACGGCTCACGGTGATTTAAAATCTTCCGCTGGTAAATTAGATATAACAGGTGCTGGTAGTTTTATTACACACGGTACATCTTGGGGAACAAATTTAAAACTTACAAACACAAACGATGATGTTAGTCCTCCAATATTAACTTTCTTAAAAAATCAAGCTTCTGGACATAGTGCAATAGCTGATAATGATTACGTTGGCTTTACTAACTATAGAATGAAAAACACCAACGGTGATGAATTTAGCTGGGTAGAACTTTCAGCTATAGCCTGTGATGTAACGGATGGTTCTGAAGATAGTGCATATAGAATTGGTACATGGGGAGCTGGAACCGAATACCCAAATAGTATAATAGCTAAATCTGGTAAAGTTGGAATAAACATTGCTACGCCTGGAGCTCAATTACATAATTATTCAACATCAACACAAAATGTTTGGCTTAGTGGTTATGGAACTTTAGCTCAAAATACTTGGGGAGCAGGTCATGGGATATTTGCAGCATCAGACAATGGTTTACTGATTAGCAAAGCAAATGCCGCTAATGATACAAATAGATTATTTAGTTTTTATCATGATTCTGGTGGAAATGCGGAGTATTATATGTATAATACAGGTCAGACTAACACTGTAAAAATAGATTCATCTGGAACTTCACACTTTAACGGCGGAGATATTGGAATTGGAACGGCTTCACCTGCTGAAAAACTTGAAGTATCTGGTAGTGTTAAGGTTGGTAATATGAAGTTTGAGCCTACTCATGGCGGTAGGATTGGGTTTAACAGAAATACAGCAACTGGCGCAATATATGATTCTAACTATGCTGCCTTTCAAATAAATGGTGCTTATAGTGGGGCTGATTTTTTAGAAATACAAAATTATAATTCATCGGGTAATTTTTTAGGGAGTGTAGCTTTAAAAGATGGTAAATTTGGAATCGGAACGACTTCGCCTTCAGCAAATCTCCATGTATCAAGTACATCAACAGCTACATTAAAAGTAGGGACTACTGGTGTGGCGGATGCTTCAGTTGATATACGAGGATATGATGCAGGAGTTCATATTGGAGATGCTACTAATGGTTTAAGATGGGCGGTGTGGAATGATGGTCCTAGTACAAGTTCAAGTTTAAAATTCGGTAGTTATGCTTTAGGCACTTGGTATGCTGATGGTTCTCAAGTTGCAACTATGACATCTGATGGTAAAGTAGGAATCGGTACTGTAACTCCTGATGGTAAGCTTGAGATTGCTGGTGGTACAACATTAGGTTTTAGATTAAGTAATGCTGGTGATAGTTCTGCTTATGATCAAGTAAGAATGACTTATGGTGGTTATAATAGCGGAGCACCTACGGTAACGCTTATGCCACTAACAACACCTGGCTCGGGTAATGTATTTACAACATGGCATTTTTCAAATAGCAATGGTTCTAGTGGCACATCTAATAATCACTCAAATGTAGTTGTAGATGGAAATCTAAATGTAGGAAACGCAAAAGGTTCTGGCGAAACTGTTTTACAAATAAGAAATTATGACACAGCTCTAGTAGATACTAATGAAATACAAAGTTCTATTAGAATGAGTGGTAGGTACTGGAGTGGTTCAGCAAGTCAATTAGTTGAAACAAGAATAAACTCTGTACATCAAGAATCTAATGGAAATGGTGGTTCTGCGTTAACGTTTATGACTCAAACAGGTGGTGATGCTGTAACTGAGCAAATGAGAATAAATAAAAATGGATACGTAGGAATCGGAACGCAATCACCTGCTTCTTTACTTCACGTTTCTGGTAATAGTTATTTACTTGGTGCAAATTATGGTATTTATGGAAATAATGATATAACTAATTATTATATAAAAGGTAATTCGAGTGGCAGTCAATTAGTTTTAAATTGGTATAGTGGTTTTCAGTTTAAAACCCTTGGAGGCACTGATAGATTAATTATTGAGAGTACGGGTATTGTAGGTATGGGTGATACAGGTGTTTACGCTGGTACTAATGCTCAGTTAAATTTACCAGGTAGAGGTATAGCTATTAAAAATGATAGAAATGGTAGTAACAACAACTGGAGTTATATATACAATACAGGAACATCAAGTCAAGCAAATTTTGATTTTGTAACTGGAACGGGAACAGCTTTAACATTAAATCATGACAAAACCGCTACATTTACTAACTCTATAAGTATTACAGGTACTGTAACAGCAAGCTCAGACATTGTAGCTTACTCAGATCAAAGATTAAAAACAGATGTAGAAACGTTAGATGGTTCTAAAGTTTATGATATGCGTGGCGTTAGCTTTACTAAAGATGATAAAAAAGGTAGTGGTGTTATAGCTCAAGAATTAGAAAAAATAGCACCTGAGTTAGTAAATAACGATAGTGAATTTAAATCCGTTGCTTATGGTAATATAACTGGTTATTTAATTGAAGCAATAAAAGATTTAAAAGCAGAAGTAGAAGAACTTAAAAAACAAATTAAGTAATGGCAGTACCATCATCAGGAACATTATCAATGCTAGATATAGCTCAAGAGTGTAAACACGGTACTTACGGTAGCGGTAGTATTACTGGTCCAATATCAATGTATAATCTTATTAATGGTGGTAATACGGGTGGAGCTGTAACCTCGGGAGAAACATACCCCACTATAAATACAGCTAGTACAGCACATCCATTAGATGCTGGTTTTGCACTTTTAACAACGGTAGTTGTAAATATGGGTGGTGAAGCTCCAGGTTCTTGTCAAACTAGTTTACAAATGCATAATAGCAGTAGTTTAAATTCAGCTGTAACTGTTTATGTTAGATCTGATTTAGATGGTACAGGCAAAACAAGTAGTACGTTTTCAAAACAAGATCAATACTACGAAACTACATTAACAGCTAGCGTAGGAGGTGGAACAATAGATAGAGCTTGGGAAAGATTAGCTAAGGTTCACACTTATAACGGTCACAAGTATTACACTAATAGCTCTGGAACAACTAGATTAGCAAATGGAACTTATTATATAACCTTTGCTGGTGCTAACTCAAATGGTTTGTATACTTGTATAGGACCGGGTAACCAATCGTTAAAAATAAAAGTTGTTATAACAAATACAACAACTACACAAACAAATGAACTAGGGAACTAATGGCACAACCAATACCTTATCAATTTAGAGATTTTTATGCGTATGACAAAGACGCTGTAAGTGGTACTGCTCCTACAGGTGTTACTGTAAACTCTAGCTCAATAAGTTGGAATGAATTTAATAGACTAGGTAGTGTTAGTGGTGACGGTGGTGCTAGTATAACAGCTAGAGGTTTTGTACACTCTACAACAAATACAAATCCTACAATAGGTGGATCAGGTGTTACTAACTTACAAACAGGAAGTGGTACGGGATCTTTTCAAGCCGTGCTTTCAAGTCTAAGTAATTGTACTACTGTTTATTTTAGAGCTTATGCTACTAACTTTTTTGGAACAACATATTCAAATGTAGATACAGCTCAAACAACACGTAGGCCCCACTCATTTAGATACGCTACAGGTAAGTTTGGTCATTCTTTAGTTTGTAATAGCACTGATACAGTAACTTATTATGCTCAATCTGATAATCAAATAGGTACTGTTATTCAGCTAGAGCAACAAATTTATACCAACGCTACTTGTGGAGATACTGCACAACCAAGCGGTTTAGTATCTTTATCTGATGGTAGTCATAAAGGTAGATGGACTGGATCTGCGTGGCAATCAGGATTTACAGAAAGTTGTTAAATATAAAAACATGGCTATAATAATAAACGATAATAGTATATATAAAGACGATATTATATTAATGCACTCAGATGTTACAATGTATGAAGAGTCTGCAGCTGATATAGTATCAGAAAAAGGCGGAAACATATTAGAAATAGGTTTTGGCTTAGGTATATCTGCTAACAAAATATACGGTAATAACCCTGATAAACATGTTATAATAGAAATAGAAGAAGAAATATATAATAAAGCATTAGAGTGGGCGGATGGTAAAAACAATGTAGAGGTTATACTAGGTGATTGGAAAACAACAATTAACGATATAACTGATAAATTTGATGGTGTTTATATGGATGCTGATCAAGATGATACAGATGATCTACAGTCATTTTCTGACGATGTTAAAAGTATATGTAACGAAGGTTGTATATTAGTTCAAACAGCGTGGGGTATAAACAGTGATATAGTTAGAAATAAAAATACTTACAAAACAATAACATTAGATGATAACACTAAAAAGTGGTATAATGATGATACTTTAGATATAATTTACATCACATTAACTGATAACGAGTGGGTATAAGTAAAAAACGTGAAAATAGCGTAATAATATAAACATAGAAATAACTTAAAAATAAAAACAATGGCATTACAAGGATCTTATGATTACAAAGGAATCACTTTAAGTGAAGCTTACGTAAAGATAACAAGCGTTAACTACTCAGTTAACGAGGGAGTTAAATCCCAACAAAAAACTGCTGCTGTGTATAATTCAGATGGTTCGCTAAAAAGCGAAGCTGTTTTTGAGGATGTTGCTGACAAAATTACCAGCGCTAATTGGACAGCAAGTATCTGGAAAGATAAAGCAGTAAGAGACACACTTGGTAAATACAATGAAAGCATAACTTCCACTTCAGGTAGTTTTGAAATGGCTGTAGGCGCAAGTGCTAAAAACCCTGTAGTTCAAGCTTACACAGCTATGAAAGCTGAAGACGCTTGGAAAGACTACACGGATGTATAATATTATTAACAATTAAATTTAAATAAAATGGAAAAAGACGTAAAAGTAGAGGACATCGCTCAAGATGTAAACAAGATTACTGATGAAGAATTAAAATCAATTCAGGAAAAAGTAGGTCAAATTAACAATTTGCAAATGCAAGTTGGAGGTTTAGAGGTTCAAAAAACAATGGGTGTTGAGCAAATAAAAGTTGCACAACAAGATTTAAACAAACTTCAAAAAACTCTTGAAAAAACATATGGTAAAGTATCTGTAAATCTTCAAGATGGAACTATAAAGCCTATAGAAGAAAATGAATCTGATAAGGAAGATTAGTATCGGTAAAGATTACAAGAATGAAGCTATGCACTACTCCGTAGGCCAAGAGGTTTACGGAGGGCATACTATTTCTGAGATAATTGAATCAGACACTAAGTTTAGTATTTTTATTTCAAAAGGTACAGATGTTTTACCTTGGAAAGATTTTAATAAAAATATGGCTATAGCGGTTGAGTATAATTTAGAATATTAATGAAAGGCTTGTTTAATTTCTTAATTAAACCCAAAGGAAAAAGATATAACAACACTAATGATAAACTTATATTAAATACTAATATATCTAATCATTTAAGTGTTAATAGAAAAGCTATAGTATTAGCAACCCCTAAATCTTTTGAAACTAATATAAAAAAAGGTGATGAAATAATTGTTCATCATAATGTTTTTAGAGAGTGGTATGACGTTAAAGGTAAAAGACGTAATAGTGGTAATTATATAAGCGACGAACTATACCACTGTTCTTTAGATCAAATATATTTATATAAAGTAGATAAAAAATGGGTTGCTGTTGATGGTTTTTGCTTTGTTCACCCTATTGTAAATAAAGAAAAATTTAAAAACAATATAGAAAAACCAAATACTGGTATAGTTAAATATACTGATGGTGTTTTTAATAAAGGCGATTTAGTTGGTTTTAGGCCTAACATAGAACACGAGTTTATTATAGATAATGAGCTTTTGTATAAAATTAACAACAATTTTATTTCAATTAAATATGAATATCAAGGAAACGAAGAAAAATATAATCCAAGCTGGGCAAAAAGCAGTTGAAGAATTAATTAAGGTTGCAAAAGAACCTATAGTAGATTCAGAAGATGATATATCTGCTGACAGACTAAAAAACGCGGCTGCTACAAAAAAACTAGCAATATTCGATGCTTTTGAAATATTAACTAGAATACAAGAAGAAGAAGCAATATTAAACGATAAACCTATTGAAACTAAAAGTAGTTTTAAAGGTTTTGCAGAAAGAAGATCTAAATAATGTATAACCAAACATTATTCAAAGTTATTGAGCCTATTAAAATAAATACTATAAAAAGGCTTAACAAGAGTAAAAAATGGAAATATGGATACAATAAAGAACATGATATTATCATTATATCAAAAACTGGTGAAATTGGTGAAATATATGAAATCCAAAATCTTAGGATAGCATTACCAAAACAACCTAAAAACATACATAAGTTTAAAACCAATAAATGGGAGGTAACAGAGCAACCCAAACCACTACAGAAAATCAAAACAATATTTGATTGGAAAGAATACCCTAATAGTTTCAAAAGCCAATATATAGATTATATAGACGAAGAGTTTAAAAGAAGAGAAGAAGGTTTTTGGTATCAAAACAAACAAACCCCAACATATTTAACAGGAACACACTACATGTATTTACAATGGAGTAAGATAGATGTAGGTAAACCAGATTTTAGAGAAGCAAACAGATTATTTTATATATTTTGGGAGGCTTGTAAAGCTGATACTAGATGTTATGGTATGTGTTATTTAAAAAATAGACGATCTGGTTTTTCGTTTATGGCTTCTGGTGAAACAGTTAATTTAGCTACAATATCTAGTGACGCTAGATATGGTATACTTTCTAAAACTGGTCCAGATGCTAAGAAAATGTTTACTGACAAAGTTGTACCAATATCAGTTAATTACCCTTTCTTTTTTAAACCGATTCAAGATGGTATGGATCGACCTAAAACAGAATTAGCATATAGAGTACCTGCTAGTAAATTAACTAGAAGAAAAATAGAACAAGGTAGTAGTGATAATGAACTTGAAGGGCTAGATACAACTATTGATTGGAAAAATACTGGTGATAATAGTTATGATGGTGAAAAGTTAAAATTATTAGTACATGATGAAAGTGGTAAATGGGAGAGGCCTAATAATATACAGAATAACTGGAGGGTTACAAAAACAACACTACGATTAGGTAGTAGAATTATTGGTAAATGTATGATGGGTTCTACAAGTAACGCGTTAGACAAAGGTGGTGATAATTTTAAAAAAATATATTATGACTCAGACGTTACAAAAAGAAACCGCAATGGACAGACAAGCTCGGGATTATATAGTTTGTTCATACCTATGGAATGGAATTACGAAGGATTCATTGATTCTTATGGATTACCTGTATTCGAAACGCCACAAAAAGAGATTAAAGGTCCATACAACGACTTTATTGACGTAGGGGTTATAGATCATTGGCAGAACGAAGCAGATGGCTTAAAAAGCGATCAGGATGCTTTAAATGAGTTTTATAGACAGTTTCCAAGAACAGAAGATCATGCTTTTAGAGACGAAACACAAAATAGTATATTTAATCTAGTTAAAATTTATGAACAAATAGATTTTAATAATGATTTTAAAAACTCAACTTTAGTCACAAGGGGTAGTTTTAAATGGGATAACGGCGTACAAGATACTAGAGTTATATTTTACCCAGATAATCAAGGTAGATTTTTAGTAAGTTGGATACCTAGTTATAACTTACAAAACAATATTATATTAAAAAATGGATTTAAATATCCTGGCAATGAGCACGTGGGTGCTTTTGGTTGTGATAGTTACGATATATCAGGAACAGTTGATAACAAAGGTTCAAAAGGTTCTTTGCATGGTCTTACTAAGTTTAGTATGGAAGATGCACCACCTAATCACTTTTTTTTAGAATATATAGCTAGACCACAAACCGCTGAAACATTTTTTGAAGATGTGTTAATGGCATTAGTATTTTATGGTATGCCACTATTAGCAGAAAACAATAAACCTAGACTATTATATTATTTAAAACGTAGAGGTTATAGAGGTTATTCAATGAATAGACCTGATAAGATATGGAATAAATTATCTGTAGCAGAAAAAGAAATAGGTGGTATACCTAATTCAAGTGAAGATATAAAACAAGCACACGCTGCAGCTATTGAAACATACATACAAAAATATGTTGGATTAAAAGAAGATTTAGGTTATGGAGATATGTATTTTAGTAATACATTAAATGATTGGTCTAAATTTAATATAAATAACAGAACTAAGTACGATGCTACTATTAGCTCTGGTTTAGCAATAATGGCTTGTAATAAAAATTTATACAAACCTATTGCAGATAAAACAAAATTAACAGTAAAATTTGGACTGTCTAAATTTAACAATAAAGGAACAACATCGAAAATTATAGAATAAATGGCATTTAAAACAAAACCAAAAAGCTCTTTTCCAAGTCACGCTGTGTCAGATTCAGAGAAATCTAGCATGGATTATGGCGCCCAAGTTGGTCGCGCTATAGAAAGTGAATGGTTTAAAAAAGATTCTGGTTCAACAAAATACTACAATTCTAGACAACGATATAATGATTTAAGATTATATGCTAGAGGTGAGCAAAGTATACAAAAATATAAAGACGAATTATCTATTAATGGTGATTTATCTTATTTAAATTTAGACTGGAAACCAGTACCTATTATACCTAAATTTGTAGATATAGTAGTTAATGGTATATCTGATAGAACATATGAATTAAAAGCTTATTCACAAGATCCTGCTTCATCTCAGAAAAGAACTGAGTATGTAAAAAGCATGATGTTAGATATAAATAACAGAGAATATTATCAAGCTGTAGAATCACAACTAGGTTTACCTGCTTTTAATAATGATCCTAATACTTTACCAGATAATGATGAAGAGTTATCATTACACATGCAGTTAGATTATAAACAAAGTATTGAAATAGCAGAAGAAGAAGCTTTAAATAATGTTTTAGATTTAAATGATTATGATTTAATAAAGAAAAGATTAGATTACGATATTTGTGTACTTGGTATAGCTTGTGTTAAAAATACTTTTAATACAGCTGAAGGTATAAAAATAGAGTATGTTGATCCTGCTAATGTTGTTTATTCATATAGTGATTCACCTTACTTTGAAGATCTATATTATGTAGGTGAAGTTAGACAAATAACTGTTGCTGAACTTAAAAAGCAGTATCCTGGTTTAACTGAAGAAGAAATTAAAGAAATTGAAAAGTCTGGAGCAGCTACTGAAAGATATAATAGTTACAGTGGACCTAGACAATCTCAAGATTCACTTATTAATATAATGTATTTTGAGTACAAGACTTATACAAATCAAACGTATAAGATAAAACAAACATCAAGTGGTGCTGATAAAGCGTTAAAAAAAGATAGTAACTTTAATCCACCAAAAGACTCTAGAGCTAGATTTCAAAAAGTAGATAGAGCTATTGAGGTTTTATATTGTGGTGCTAAGTTAATAGGGCATGACAAAATGTTAGACTGGGGTATGGCTGAAAATATGACTAGGCCTGATTCCGATATAACTAAATGCCATATGTCATACAATATAGTTGCACCTAGAATATATAAAGGTAAAGCTGAGTCTTTAGTTAGTCGTATGACTAGCTTTGCAGATATGATACAGTTGACACATTTAAAACTACAACAAGTATTATCAAGAATGGTTCCAGATGGTGTTTATTTAGATGCTGATGGTTTAGCTGAAGTTGATTTAGGTAATGGTACAAATTACAACCCACAGGAAGCACTTAATATGTATTTTCAAACTGGTAGTATAATTGGTAGATCAATGACTCAAGACGGTGATTTTAACCAAGGTAAAGTCCCAATACAGGAATTACAGTCTAGTGGTGGTAATGCTAAGTTAGCTAGTTTAATAAACTCTTATAATCATTATATGCAAATGATGAGAGATGTTACTGGTTTAAACGAAGCAAGAGATGCTAGTATACCAGATAGAAATGCATTAGTAGGTGTTCAAAAATTAGCAGCAGCAAATAGCAACACTGCTACAAGACATATATTACAAGGTGGTTTATATTTAACATTAAAACTTGCTGAGTGTATTTCTCTTAGAGTTTCTGACGTATTAGAGTATTCTAACACTAAAAATCAATTTGTAAATTCATTAGGTAGATTTAATGTAGCTACTTTAGACGAAATAAAAGAATTACATCTTCATGATTTTGGTATATTTTTAGATTTAATGCCTGATGAGGAAGAAAAACAAATGCTTGAAAACAATATACAAATAGCTTTACAAAAAGAACAAATACATTTAGAGGATGCTATTGATATTAGAGAAATAAAAAATCTTAAACTAGCTAATCAAATGCTAAAATTAAGAAGAAAGAAAAAACAAGAGACTGATAGGGCTAATCAAATGCAAAATATTCAAGCTCAAACACAATCAAACGCTCAAGCTGCTGAGGCTGCCGCGGCTGCTGATATGCAAAAACAGCAAGGTGTTGCGTCTAGTAAAGTTAAAATTGCTGAAGCACAAACTCAATTTGACATTGCAAAAATGGAAAAAGAAGCTGCAATTAAAAGAGAATTAATGAAATTTGAATTTGATCTCAATATGAGATTAAAAGAACAAGAGTTGCAAGTGATTAAAAATAGAGAGAATAACAAAGAAGATCGTAAGGACGAAAGAACAAAAATACAAGCTTCACAGCAAAGTGAACTTATAGAGCAAAGAAAAAACAATACAGGACCTAAGAAGTTTGAGTCAAAAGGCTTTGACAATTTAGGTGGTTTTGGATTAGAGCAATTTGATCCAAGATAATTTTTAACTATTTAATTATATTATATTATGGAAAATGAAAAACAAGAAGAGGTTGTTGAGCAAAAGGTAACTGAAACTAAAGCTGAAGAAGCTAAAGTTGAAGAGCCAAAAGCTGAGGAGCCCAAAAAAGAATCAAACATACAAGACGATGGTTCTTACAAGTTAAACTTAAGTCAAACCAATAAAAACGAAAAAGATGCCTTACGGAAAGAAATCAAAAATGACGAAAAAAGTAATGAAGAAAAAATCGTCAAAGAAGAAAAAAATGAAGAAGTAAAAACTTCTATCATTGAAGAAGTAACTGATGAAGAGGTTGTTGAAACAACTGAAGAAACAACAGATACTGAAGAGAAAATAGAAGATTTAAAACCTTCTAAAGAAAAAACTCCAGAGATGGAACTACCAGAAAACGTACAAAAACTCGTTGAGTTTATGAATGAGACTGGTGGAACGTTAGAGGACTACGTCAAACTCAACACGGATTATTCTAAAGTTGATGATAATGTTTTATTAAACAATTATTATAAACAAACAAAGGGGCATTTGACTCAAGATGAAATTAATTTTCTTATTGAAGATAAATTTAGTTTTGACGAAGAGGTAGATGAACCAAGAGACGTAAAACGTAAAAAGCTTGCTTATAAAGAAGCGGTTGCTGAAGCTAAAAACAGTTTGCAAAAGATGAAGGATCAATATTATCAAGATCTTAAGTTAGGATCAAGATTAACTCCTGAACAGCAAAAAGCACAAAACTTTTTTAACCGTTACAATAAAGAGCAAGAACAAGCTAATGAACTAGCTGAAAAAACTAGGCTGCATTTTAACAAAGAAACAGATAAAGTTTTTAATGAGAACTTCAAAGGTTTTGATTTTCAAGTTGGAGACAAGAAATATCGTTACAACGTTAAAGACAGTGGTAGTGTAAAGGAAAACCAAAGTAGTTTTATGAATTTTTTAAATCCATTTATGGACGAAAACAAAATGATTAAAAACGCTAGTGGTTACCATAAATCATTATTTGCTGCATCTAACGCCGACGCAATAGCTAATCATTTTTACGAACAAGGAAAGTCAGACGCAGTTAAACAGATGACTAGTGAAGCCAAAAATATTAATATGGATCCTAGAAAAACATCTAAAGTTGTTGATGCTGACGGAACTAAAGTAAGAGTTATTAGCGGTGACGATAGTTCAAAGCTTAAAATTAAACTTAAAAATTATTAACAAACATTAAAAATTAAAAATTATGGCAAGTGTAAACTTTACTGGCCCTGCTGTCGGTGGTTTGGTATCCCCAAACTACGCTAAAAACATTACTACTGGATCTTATTTAGATTTAGCTAGTACTGCTGGACAAGGATGGGCTCAACAATACCTGCCTGATTTATACGAAGCTGAAGTTGAAAGATATGGAGACAGATCTATCAGCGGATTCTTAGGTATGATCGGTGCAGAAGAAGCTATGACTGCTGACCAAGTTGTTTGGTCTGAGCAAGGTAGACTTCATTTAGCTTATAAAGCTACAATACACACTACAAGTGGTGTGATTACTGCTGACTCAATTAAAGATATTGATAATCAATCAGGTTCTTCAATTGCTCACTCAGTAAGAAAAGGACAAACGGTTGTTTGTCAAATCGTAACAGGTTCTGATAAAGTTGTTGCAAAAGCGCAATGTATCGCAGGTATTGAAGCTGCGACAAACACGCTAACGTTACAACCTTTTGGTGCTGCTACATTTAAAGATTTAGCTGGTATAGCTGCTGAAAACACAGCTACTATTAAATTCTTTGTATACGGTTCTGACTTTGGAAAAGGATCTGGAGCTATGGAAGAATCAGTTGAGGCTGAGTTCAAATCTTTTAGCAACAAACCTATCATTATTAAAGATAAGTATGTTGTTTCAGGATCTGATGCTTCTCAAATTGGTTGGATCGAAGTTTCTGGTGAATCAGGACAAGGTGGATACTTATGGTATCTAAAATCTGCTGGTGATACAAGAAAAAGATTTGAAGATTACTTAGAAATGTCAGTTGTTGAAGGTGTTAGCAAAAATGCTAGCTCTGTAGTAACTGGTACTGGTACTGAAGGTCTTTTTGAAGCTATCGAAAGTAGAGGTATGGTTTCAGATAGTGGCATGTTTGATGGCGCTGCTGATGATCTAGCTGACTTTGACGTATTACTTGGTGAATTAGACAAGCAAGGTGCTATTGAAGAAAATATGCTTTTCTTAGATAGATCTGCTAATTTAGCATTTGATAATATGTTAGCTGGTGTTAACTCACATACTGCTGGTCAAACTCACTATGGTGTATTTAACAACTCTGAAGATATGGCTTTAAATTTAGGTTTCTCTGGTTTTAGAAGAGGTTCTTATGACTTCTACAAATCTGACTGGAAATACTTAAACAACAAATCTACAAGAGGGTTAATTAACGATGGTGCCACTGCTGGAAAAGTCGAAGGTGTTTTAATTCCTGCTGGAACTACAAACGTTTACGATCAAGGTATGGGCAAGAATATTAATAGACCATTCTTACACGTTAGATATAGAGCTTCACAAGCTGATGACAGAAAGATGAAATCATGGATCACTGGATCTGTGGGAGCAGCTACTTCTGCATTAGATGCTATGGAAGTACATTATCTATCTGAAAGATGTCTTGTTGTTCAAGCTGCGAATAATTTCGTATTATTCAGATAATAACTATATAAAGTTGAGAGGGTGGTACACGTATCACCCCTCCTCTTTATTTTTAACTTTTTAATTATATTATATCATGAAACAAAAAATAAAAGAACCTGCTGTAAAACAGTGGGAAATAAAAGACAGGTTGTATGAATTAACAACCGAAAAAATACCAGTAACACACATAGTAAAATCAAAAAACTTATATTACTTTGATGAGCAAGCTGGCCACGAAAGAGAAATGAAATATTGTAAAAATCAAAAAACAGTATTCGTTGACGAAATGAAAGGACCTCAAAGATTAGGTCACATTATATTTAGAGATGGTATGCTTTATGTACCTAAAAATGAAGTAACACTACAAAAATTACTTTCGTTATATCACCCTGACGCTAATAGAAAATTTTCAGAGGTTGATAATGAGATACAAGCAGAATCAGACCTAGATATATTAGAATTAGAGATTGAAGCTTTAAATGCTGCAAAGCAAATGGAGGTTGATCAAATGGAAGCAATATTAAGAACAGAATTAGGTTCTAAGGTATCTAGCATGAAATCTAAAGAGCTTAAACGTGATTTACTTATATTTGCTAAAAACAACCCAAAATTGTTCTTAGAACTCGCAAATGATGACAATATAAATATTAGAAATATGGGTATAAAAGCTGTTGAAGCTAGTATACTTACGTTATCAAACGATCAAAGAACTTTTACTTGGACAAAAACAGGTAAAAAAATAGTAACTGTTCCTTTTGATGAGAACGCTTACTCAGCTTTAGCTGCTTTCTTTAAAACTGATGAAGGTATAGAAGTATACAAATCAATAGAAAAGAAACTAAAGTAAAAATAAATAGTCCGGGCCTTCGGGCCCGATGACTATTAAATAAAAAAAATATGGCTATAAATGTAAACACAGTATACAAAACGGTTTTGTCTATCTTGAACAAAGAGCAAAGAGGATTTTTAACTCCTGATGAGTTTAATAAAATAGCTAAACAAGTACAATATCAATTATTAGATTTAGCTTTTTATGAATATAATAAAATGTTAAATTTAGATACATTTGGTAGAACCAACGCGGGTTATGCTGATTTACCAAAGAAAACAAAAGAAAGAATAGAAGCTTTTTATAAAACAGAAATAAAAACATTAACATCTGGTAACCTAGTTTTACCAAATGATATATATAAGCTTATAGATTTAAACATTGCAAACAAAACAATATCATTAGAAGAAATAGATAAAAGCGAATTATCTTACATGCTTTCGTCTCCATTAACAAAACCTACCTCAGATTTTCCTATATATTACAAAACAACAACATCTAACGGTGGAACAACAATAGTTGTAGAACCTAACACATCTGACGATATATCAATAGATTATATAAAGACACCTACAGATCCTAGGTTTGGATATAGTAGAAACGCAACATATGGTACAAACGTACATGACAGTAACCCATATATTGCTGATGGTTTAGTATTGGGTAATGCTAATATAGGTATAGTGTCAACTAATACAACTGATGGGGTTAACGCTGCTGGCGCAGGTTATAGTGGGTTAATTGGCTTAACTTCAGGTTTTACTACAAATGGTAATGGTGTTGGTGGTAATATAACAATAATAATAGATGGTAACACAGTAACAAGTGTAAGAATAAATAAAGCTGGATCAGGTTATAAAGTTGGTGATACTATAACTATAAGCAAAGACGTTGGTACTCCAGCTATAGGAGGTTCAACAGACGTTGTTTTAACATTAAGAAATGAAGATGTTTATAGTA